GGCTTGTTGTTCTTCATATAACATTTGTCTTGCGTTTGTATCTGTCATCTCTTTAAAGAATGGCTGGTTTGATAACCAACCAAATATGACTAGACACATCATCAAATCGTCTGTATTTCCTTCATCAGCTTGCCAACTTTGTCCTCTTCTAACAAAGGTTGACATCTCTTCAATAATATTAAAATCATTGATAATTAGTTTATCAGATTCAATTAATGTTTTAATGTTTGAACAACCAATCTTCTTAATTTGTTTGGTCATCTTTACACCAAAACCAGAACCTCTTCCACTAAATCCTGCACCTAATACTTGACCTGCACGGCCTCTTTGTGTAGTCATTAATAGATTATCATATTCTAATTCAAACTGTAATGATTCTGCAATTTGTTGTCCTAAATCATTTGTTTCAACTAACACATGAGCTTTGTTATAACCATCACAAACTTTTTGTATTGTGTGTGGAAACAATAAAGGTTTAATATCATTGTTACGATATTTTGCAACAATTCTATAAGGCATTTTAGTTACATCTATAACTGTAAATGCTGAGTAATCTTTTTGTACACCTCTAGCAACATCAACTGTACAAACATATGTATTGCCTTTAATTGGATTTTCAAATACATCTAAACCAGCATTTGAAGTAATAGGATTTTTAAACACCATATTTTTAATTTTAGCAGGACTAATTAATGTATTTACCGAACCTAAAAACTCACACTCAAACTCTTGTTGAAACTGCTCAGGTGAGGTGTTTCGAATTGTGGCCTCTTTCCAAGCCTCATCTCTACCAGGCACCTCAGACCAATGTACTTCAATTGGTATGTAATCATTTCTTTTATTTTCTGCATCAACCCATAGTTTATAAAACTGATTCATACCGTAAGGTGTAGATACAATTATCATTTTAGTTTTTGAACCAGATGAAATTGTAGGATAAACTGAGCTAAAAAACATTTCGGCAATATTAGCCGGTACGAAAGCAAACTCATCTAAGAAAATAATATTGTAAGAACCACCTCGAATAGCACTTGAAGATGTGGCAGCCGCAACAATAGTTGATTTGTTTTCTAACTCAATGTTACCTTTGTTCCAGTTAATAACACCTTGTTGTAACCACTTTGGTAAGTTTTCATATGCAAGTTGTAATCTACCTAAAATATCTCTAGCAGTAGATGATTTGTTTGCAAGAATAGCAATATTAGAATTAGGATTAAATAATGCATAGTGTAATAGATATGAAATGGTTGTTGTAGATTTACCAGACTGTCTTGGCAATTTACAAATTGTAAATCTATTATCGTGTATAGTTCTTACAATGTGTTTTTGAAAGTCATACATCTTAAAAGGTACAAGACCTTCATCAAGTGACACAATACGGATGTAAGTGGTCATAAAATAAATTGGGTCTTCAGCACACTTTTGATATTCTAATATCTGTTCAGCAGTAAACTCCTGAGGTGTGTTAACCTTTTTTAAATTAGGATTACCTAAGTATGCATCTGTACTCATTGTATTTCAATTCCTTCTATGTGTGTATAACCTAATTGTATAGCCGCTTGTACTCTTTGGCTACCTCTAAATACACTGTATTCTTTTTCAGCATAAGTTACGCCACCAACACCTTTTCTTTCTACAGGAGAAATAGTATATTTTCTAACTTCTATTGGATTTTCTAATTCTTCACCATTTAATAACTCAGGTAATGGTGTCATAGATTTGATATAATGAAGTTTACTTATCTCCAGTATTATCTTCTTTTGACTCTGTAACTTTGCCTTCAATAGTTTCATCTTTTTTCGCCTGTAACATTTTCTGTAGTTCTGCTGTAGAACCTACAAATAAAGCATTTTGTATTTTAGTATCTGACTTCTTTGTAACTTCTTTTAAATCTTTTAGTTTCTTTTGTAAGTCTTGTAATTTATCTGTTACTTGTGCAACTTGACCAATTAACTGACCTGCAACTTCGTATGCTCTTGGATGTTGGCCTTCTTTTGCAATATCTAAAATACCTTCAATTGCTTGTTGACCTTTTTCAATTAAGTTATAGTAATTATCCCTACTATAATCATAATCATTATCAATATCAGTCTTGTCTTTATTCTCCGTTCTAGGTACCGGTGCTTTGAATTCTGCATTGGTTGTTTCCTCCATAGGAGTTTTAGTTTCTAATCCTAATATTTCGTTTACACTATCTTCTAATTTACTCATCTTCACCACTCACTGGATTATATGTTTTATTATCTGTATAGAATGATATAGTAGTTGTAAACCCAAAATCGTCATCTGCATCAGCATTTGCTGGATTAGGCACAACAATTACTCTTTCTTCCCTTGGTGTAGGTGGTTTGTCAGTATCAGCATATAAATCAGCTTGAGTGGATTTAATAACACTTGCATTTGACATAGGACCGTACAGATAAGTTTTAGCAGTAAAGTTTAATGTATAGATTACTGCTCTTCTTCTTGTAAAGTCACCGTTATAACTATCTTCATAGCTCAC